AAATTTTGAAGTTTGGAGAAGAATTGCAAATAACCTACCATATCTATTAAAACATAAAGGTACTGCTAGAGCTATGAAAGCTATTATGGCTTGTTATGGTGTACCACAATCCATGTTGACAATAATGGAATTTGGTGGCCCGCAAGACCCAACAACCGGTGGTGTTACTCAATTTACATTTGATGATAGAACAGCGGCTATACGATTGGATGAAGATTCAAGTATAAGAATTCCATGGCACACATCTTCTTTAGGTATATTACCTGATGGTATTGAATTTAGAATAAAGCCTGATGTAATAAATCCAGTAGCAACTTTAATTTCTGGAAGTGAATGGACTTTAGATTTGATACAAACTACTGGTTCATTTTGTAAATTAGAATTAAATTTTGGTGGTAATGATTCTACAAGCACATACATATTAGAGCCATATATAAGTGCATCGGTTAGTACATATTATTTTAATACATCTAACACTTATGTATTTGGGCCTGATTTAAAATCGGGAAGTTTAGATTTCCCAATGTCAACTCAACATTATTCTAATGTTGCAATTAATAGAACAAATTATGCAAATAGTAGTTCTTTATATGAAGTTTGGTTAGCAACTTCCGATGGACAAAGAATTGTTACATCGGTTAGTATGTCAATATTGTATAATGATAACCAATGGGAAACCGGTTCTACTCAAAATTTAGTTTTAGGTGGAAATGGGTACGAAGGTAATATAGATGAATTCCGTTTATGGACAGTTCCTTTACAAAGAAGTAAATTTGAAAATCATACATTATTTCCTGATGCTATTAATGGTAACTCATATACTGCATCTACTTCGGATTTAATATTCCGTTTGGATTTTGAATATCCTAAAGATAGAACTAATGATAACAATATAAAGAATGTTTCTATTAACAATTCTTATAATGAAAATTTTGCTTACGCTCAAAACTTCTATTCAGCATCAACATATCCATATCAGTACACACCATATGATAGAACTGTAACGGCGAATGTACCATCATTGGGATTAACTTATGGAAACAAAATTAGATTTGAATCGCAAGAATTGGTTGGTAATCTTTCACACAAAGTTAGGGCAACTAAAAAAGCATTTGATAGAGCTCCGATAGATTCAAATAGATTGGGATTATTCTTTTCACCAATTAAGGAATTGAATATGGATATTTTAAAATCGTTTGGGGATTTTAGTATTGATAATTATATTGGTGACCCAAGAGATGAATACAAAGATTCGTATGGTGAGCTTGAAAAATTAAGAGAATACTATTTCCAAAGATTACAAAATAGAAATATCTATGAATATATTAGACTTGTAAGATATATTGATAAATCTTTATTTGATGTATTGACGGATTTAGCTCCTGCTAGAGCAATTGTATCAAAAGGATTATTAATAGAACCTCACTTTTTAGAAAGAAGTAAAGTAAGATGGGATAAACCAGAATCTTTAAAAAATGATTATGATTCAACAATAACAACATCAGATAACAATAAAATTGAGTTAGAGTTGCAAAATACAGAGGGTGTTTTAAATACATCTGATATTGCTAATTTAATTTCTGATTTGAATAGTTATGAAAGTTTAATTGATGAATCGGATTCAATTATATTAGAATCAACTAATCCAAACTACGAAGGTTTGGTACAATATGATTCGGTTAATATTTTAGAAACAGAATTTCCCACATATCCAAATGTTGGCTCAGTTCACATTGAATGTCCAACTGGTGCAAGTTTAATAGGTGAAGTTGAGGGTAATTCAATTACGGCAATTGGAATGGATAAAAATTCATTGGCTAATATAGGATTTGGATTATATGCTAAGCATGGGAATTCTGTATATAGACAATGGGATGATTTGTTTGGAAACTTAGAAACAACAGGTAGTAGGGTTAGTGCATTTTTAGTAAAAGAAACTAAATTTATAAAACAAAGAACACAAATAAGTGGTTATCCTGCAACAACATCCGGTCCAATTGTTTATGATAATATTGTAACTTCTTATGAAAAATATAATGTATCTATTCTTCCTTTTAGTGGTAGTGTAAATGTTGGTGGTGGTGTGACTGAAGTGACAGCTATTAACGGATACCTTCCAACTCACTACAAATTTGTAAATGGATTGGGAGAGGGAATGCAACGTTCATTCTGGAAAGGTTCACAGCAAACAGCCGCAACTACACCAGATGGATTAAGTCCTGTTGAAACATTTACAACTAATCCTAACATACTTAGAGTGGCTAAAACTGGTAGAGGTAGTGGTGAACCAATACTTGAAGTAGATTAAGATTGAAAATAATAATTGGTTATATTTATTTTAGAAATAAAGCATTAAAAAACAATATCAAATGGCATATTTAGATAATACCGAAATTACCGTAGATGCAATTCTTACTAAAAAAGGAAGACAAAAATTAGCATCGGGTCAGTCTTTGAATATCACAAAGTTCGCTTTGGGAGATGATGAGATTGATTATACATTATATGAGCCCGCACACCCAAAGGGTTCGGCTTATTACGATTCAGCAATTAGAGCAATTCCTATCACAGAAGCATCACCTGATGAAACTCAAGTATTGAGATATAAATTAGTGACTCTTCCGAAAGGAACTACACAAATTCCAACTGTAAGATTGGGTGTACCTTCAATCGCTGTAAATCAAACCGAAGGTGGTGTGGGATTAACTCCAACAACATCTCCATCTGGAAATACAAACGCAGGTTACACTGTTGTATTAGCAGACCAAAGAGCAGGTACATTGACTGTATCAAGAGGAGCAAGTGGAACAGGTACAGTACCTGTATTCTTAGGTGAAGAAATTACAACAACTGCGCAAGTAGTTAGTGGTTTGGAATTTAGATTCACACCAAATCCAAGCTTAACAATTGATATTGCAACAACTCTTACTGTGTATGGTAATGAAACCGGTGGTTCTCAAACTATACCTGTAACCGTAACTTATAAAGCATAAAAAGATATAAAAAATGGCACTAATAAATGACCCTAATGTAACAGCCCAAATATCAGCACTAGCAAATAGTGGTACGATTGATTCAAATCAAATTGTATCTATTTTGAATAGTGTTTTACCGGCTGGACAACAAATAGGAACTTCTGGATTAATTTCCACTGGTATCTATAAAAGATTTGGTGATTTCGATAAAGTAAACGCTAAAATAGAAGTGGTAACAACAGGTCTATGGTCTGGTGATTCTGGTTCTTTGGCACAATTCTTTACAGCATCATCCCAAACAACAGCAGCAAGCGGATATTATTACGCTAATGTATATGATTACAACCCAATAGCATACTCTGATTCAGCTGAAGTACAATTCGCTATCGCTTATGGACATGTTGATGGTAGTGGTTCTATGAATTTAGCTGATAATGATGCATCGTTGTTGGCAACTAAAGCAACCTACGCTCAATATAGAGCAATGTTGTTAGACCCAACTGATACAAAATTCTCATTCGAAAATTCATCTGGAGTTTTGACTAACGCAAATTCAGTTTATATTATTAACATAGCTAGAAGCCGATTCAGAGAAAAAATGGATGCTGGTAACTGGTCTTTAAAATTAGCTAACTCAAGCGGCGCTGTTACAACATTAATTGATAATAGTGGTAAGAAATTTGGAGATGATTTAGGATTAAGTGGTAGAACATTTAAGGTTGTTTCTGGTTCTCTTAATTTGGGAACTCAAAATGAAGCAACGATTAATACAACAACTGGTTCAAATGGTGAAGGTTTAGGTTTATTCTATCCTGATAGAGGAATTATAGTACTTAACGCATCTGCGGTAGGTTCTTTAGTAGGAAACATTCCAAATCAAACAATATATACAAAAGATGGAGCAGTTGTGATTAGTGGTAGTGTATCACCATCACACTTACAAACATCTGAACAATTTAATCAGTATAGATTACTATCAGCAATTAAATTGGGTGGTGATTTTGAAGCAAGAAGAACTGAAAATGTATCAACACAGCATTTCTTTGTAAGAGCAACAAATAGAGAGTTTAACTATTCTAACAACCCAACTTATGTTGATGTGGATGGATTCTTTACTGAAGGTACATTTGAAACCGACCCACAAACTTACATTACTACTGTAGGTCTTTTAAATGACGCAAATGAAATGATAGCAGTAGCTAAAACATCTCAACCAATTGTCAAATCATTTGATAAGGAAGTTTTAATTAAAGTAAAATTATCATTCTAAATAACACATAGTTAATTTGAAGAACCCCCGAAAGGGGGTTTTTCATTTATCAAATATTTATTGTAAAGGCAAAAATACATGCTTAAAGAAATTCCAAAATCGGATATTGTAACTAGACCGATAAAACTTTATAAAGAATGGACATTAGACCATAATGATGTTCCTCCAATTTTTGGTGAGAACCCAGCTGGGTCTTTTGTGGATGTTGATTCTGATGATAAAAGTTACGGTTATGTTAAAAAGGTAATATATGCTTCTATTGAATCTCAATTTTACAGAAACTCAGCAACTGCATCAATTTTAACGGAAGTTGGTAGACGTGAATCGTATGCATCTTTAACAGAAAGAGTTTTGGAAAATGATATTGCAGTAATATCAATTCCGCAAGATTATTATGGTGAGGGAATAAAAGTAGGTAGTGTTGTATTAACGGATTCAAACGGAGATATATATACAGACGATGGTAATTCTAATTTGTTAGATAGTGGAAGTAACGTACATGGTAATGTATTTTACGATAGAGGATTAGTTGTATTGACTAGAAATATTGTTTCTGGTTCAACTTTATCAAATTATTCTTTAAATTATAGGTCTACATTTACAATATATGAAAATGAAGTATTCTTATCGGTATTAGAAAATGAATTTAATGTTTCACAAAATCCTTCTGCTGTAATTGATAACTATTATATTAGAGGAGCACGATTTGCATTTAGTTCTTCAATAGACCAAACTAAAAAAGGTAGTTTTGATGATTATTTTGTGAGTAGTTCTGTTGACCCAACTGGTTCTTATTTAGCACCATATATTACAACAATTGGTTTATATGATGACAATTTAGATATGATAGCTGTGGCAAAATTACCACAACCAATTAAATCTTTACCTGATTATCCATTAAACTTTATTATCCGTTTCGATACATAACGTTATATTTATAGAAGTAAAACATAAAGAAAAACAAAATGGCAAGTATTTTAGATATTTATAAAAAGACCCCACCTACAACTGGAAAAATCGATATTAAAGGTAAAGATAAAACTCCAATTGAGCCGGATGGTGGATTGAATTTGTCAAAAGACGATATTAAACTTGACAAAGCAAGAGGTGGGAAGCTAAATAGTAAAGCTTACTCTGATTCGATTAAAAAATAATCAATGAGTTGGAAATTTGATGGAAATATTGTTACAGAAGAAAATACACCTGAAGGTGCGGTTGGATTTGTCTATAAAATGGTACATACCCCAACTGGTAGATTCTATATAGGTAAGAAACAACTCACTCAAACTCGTAGATTAAAACCGCTTAAAGGTAAGACTAGAAAGAGAGTTGTAAAAAAAGCATCGGATTGGGAGAAGTACTATTCATCAAACGAATGGATTAAATCGGAAGTAAAAGCTGGAAACGCTGAACACTTTGAAAGAGAAATCATTCAATTTTGTTTCTCAAAGAAATCCCTATCATATTACGAAATAAAATGGCAGTTTCATTACGATGTACTGGCCAACGAACAAGCAATAAACGAAAACCTTATGGGAAAGTTCTTCCGTAGGGATATAATAAACTAAAGTTATGAACATTCAAGAAATTTGTAAAAAGTACGGAATATCCGATAATTACTTAAATTCAAAAGATGATGCACATGGGGTGGCAGCTGCATCTTTATTAGACCTGAAAAATATGATTCTTCAAAATCAACCAAGAGAGACTATTGCTAATAAATTACAATTTTTAGCAGACTTTCTTACCGATGTAAAGAATTCATCTTACTAATTTGGTTATATCAGGTATTTTTTGTATATTTGTGATAATAATATCCAAATTATGCTATCTGGTAGAAACAAATTACAAATAATCACAATATTAGATTCTACACTCGGTGTGGGCTCATCTTTGAAAGGAAATGAGCAGGCACACCATTGTCCATTTTGTAATCACCATAAAAAGAAACTTCAAGTAAACTTAGATACTCAAAGATGGCATTGTTGGGTATGTGATTCTAAGGGTAGAAGCATATATTCACTACTCCGCAAACTAAATGTGGATGTGAGAGACCTAAATAAGGTTAGGGATGTATATGGTGATGAACCTGAATATGATTCGAAAGAAGAATATGTAGCTAAATTACAATTACCAAAAGAATTCAAACAATTATATTTCAAGCCAACTGGTTCATTTAATCCAATCTATAATCAGGCTATACACTATTTAAATAAGAGGGGTATTAAGAGAGCAGATATTGTAAAACATAATATTGGATATTGTGAAGATGGATTATATGGTGGTAGAGTAATCATTCCATCTTATGATGATAATGGTGAACTTAACTACTTTGTGGCACGTTCTTTTTATGAGGATGATAAAATGAAATATAAGAATCCACCAATTAGTAGAGATGTAATTGTATTTGAGAATCAAATCAATTGGAACGAACCAATTACTTTGGTAGAAGGTGTGTTTGATTCATTTTCAGTAAAGAGAAATGTTATTCCATTGTTAGGTAAGTTCTTACTTAGCAAATTAAAAAACAAAATTATGGAAAAGGGTGTTAAAGATGTAACGATTATGTTAGATTCGGATGCCGTTGATGATTCTACTAAACATACGGAATGGTTTCAAAAGAATGGGATTAGAGTAAGGAATATTATACCAACTGATAAAGATGCCGGTGAAATGGGATTTGAAAAAGTAAACGAACTATTGAAAGGAGCTAAAGAAACCGGATGGGATGATTTAGTACTTTCAAAACTAAATAATATATGAATAGATTAAAAACGATTTATCACATTGCGGATATACACATCCGTAACATAAAAAGACACAAAGAGTTTAGAGAAGTATTTTACTCTATGTTTGATGAGATTAAGAAAAGGGGAACGGATGATGCTATTATTTATTTAGCTGGAGATATTGCACATGCTAAATTGGAAATGAGTCCTGAATTGGTGAGTGAGATTAGTTGGTTGTTTACTGAATGTAATAAACTATGTACTACTATTGTAATTGCTGGTAATCACGATTGTAATATGAACAATGCGGATAGAATGGATGTACTTACTCCAATTGTAGATGCATTGAAGTTACCTAACCTACATTATCTAAGAGATACTCAAGTCTATGGAATTGGTGGTGTGGATTTTGCAGTATTCAGTATATTCGATAACAAAGATAATTGGCCGAAAGCAAATACTTTGTTTGGTAATAAGAAGATTGCATTATTTCACGGACCTGTTGATAACTCTACAACCGATGTGGGATATGTGGTTAGTAGTAGACACTTCACAACTGAAATATTTGATGGATATGACTTAGCTCTATTGGGAGATATACATAAAAGACAAGAAATGATTTCACCATCTGGTTGTAAGGTTGTATATGCTGGTTCATTGGTACAACAAAACTTTGGTGAAACCCTTGATAAGCACGGATTCTTAGCTTGGGATTTGGATACAATGACCTACGAAGAAATTGATATTAAAAACGATTACGGATACTATACATTAGATGTTGATGGTGGTATTGTGCCGGATGTAACTGATATGCCGAAGTTCCCTCGTTTAAGAGTAAGGATAACCAATACCGATACTGCTGATACAAAGAGAATGATGGCAGATATTACGGCAAAGTATGGAGTAGAGGATTTTACAATCATTCGTACTGATTCATTCCAAACTAAAAAGACAGGTGATAGAGAAGCA